CTCGTCACAACCTGCGTGGCCGCTGATTTGCGTGAGTTTGAAGTTTCATGGCAGCTTAAAACTCCTGGAGACGGGAAGAAGAAAGCTGCTGTGTATGAGTTGCGGGCCAAGACTCCTGTCCCGGCTGATTTGGTTCAGCCGAACACAGGATGGAAAGACCCGTTTTGGGTGGGTGATACGATTTGGGTTCGCGGTGAAAACCCCGAGTTCAAGATCATCTACGAAGCGAGGCGGTATCACAACCCCTCACCCAACGACTTTACTTTAGACGATCAAGCAGATCGCGACGAATGGAAGAAAATTACCGACGCGAACGCTCAGAAGATGATTGACCGTATCTTCGAGTCTGAAAAGACTCTTGAGGAAAAGCTCGAGGCCGCAAGGCGTCTGAGCGCGGAAGAGAAGGATCATTTGCGCCAGGAACTTTCTGACAGCATGCAGGAGATTTTGCGCAAGTACTACGAGCAAAAGGACAAGGTTGGTACGCTGGAGCGGATTAATCAGGAATTGCGTAACCACACCACTCAAGTTCAATCGAAAGTGGACCGCTTAGCTGCGGACGTGGAGCGTATGAACGCCGAGAGATCGGCGAATGCCGCCGTACCGGTGAAACTGGTGCGGGAGGTTGAACCTGTAGTTGAAGCGAAGGCGGAAATCGTGCGTTGCAAGATGTGCGATGTGGCTTTGTCCAATACTCAAAGTGCGTATTGTGCGGGATGCCGTGCCAAACGAAAGAACAAGAAAAATCAGGAGAGAAAGGATAAGGTGAAGAAGGCTGCTGAAGTGCCGAAGAAGGAGGAGGGAGAAGTGAAAGCGGAGGCCATCATGGTCAACTCTACTCTTCTCTCCCCAGTCAATCATCGCTGCGCTATTCGCATCATTGGCTACAAGAAGTCTGATGGCCCTACGGCCTCGACGACTTGGGCGAAGAATGGTGCGGTGGTTAAGGGAAACCTGATCACTTGCGCGCATGGACCGGACACACGGATGGAGGCGTGGTCTCGTGAAAACGGGGCACATGGTGTTCGCGAGGAAACTTGCGTAGAGCCGTTTGGCGCTGATCTTCGTCTGTATGCCGCACCTAAAGGCAATTATGGACCGAGTGAAAAGGAGGAGGTCAAAGTGCGACGCGCCAGGAAGGGCGAGAAGTGTTTTACGTTGTATTACAACAAAGATGCTCAGCTCTGGACTCTTGGCCCTGAAGGAGTCGTGCAAGACATCGGCGACATTGAGAAACACACTGCAGGCATCCACACCGCTTCGACGGTGGAGGGAGCTAGCGGTTGCCCTCTGTTTGCCATTTCCGATAACGCCTTAATTGGTATTCACTCTGGGACGCAAGGCGGAACGAATCGCTTTGTCCCTATCGACCACGATAAAGTTGGTGTGACTAAAGACGGCAAGGTCATGCCCTGGCCCAAGCGCCAGGGAAACTAGGTATCCCCTTCGTAGACAGAACAGACTTCCTGCGCACCGTCGAGCGATGGGCCCAGTGGGGACTGGATGACGCGGTCTCCACTGTTAGGGAGGTCTACGAAGGGGGAGAGGGGTTGGCAAGAACTCGCCGCGAGGCTAGAGATTATTGCGGGCCCCACTTTCCAGTTATAGCGCGTCTAACACCAACTCCGACTCGAGGGAAACCTAAGAGGCGAGTGGATAGTGAAGTTCTTGAAACAGCGATAAAATATCACTGGAATATGGCTGACTTCGAAGGGTACGACTTGGCCTACGGTGGACTCTTTCCAGAGAATCCGTGGCGATCCTTGGCGAAGTACGCGGTTACCCGCGGAAATCCCGATGAAGAAATCCAGAAGCTAGCGAGGCGTTGGGTGTACGAGGACGAACGTCCCTATCTCGGGGATAAAGGAGTCTCAACTCACGAAGAGGCTCTGGCGGCCTTAGATGGTCGCAAAAGCCCCGGTGCACCCTGGAATCGCATATTTAAGAACACGAGTGAGATGATAACGACAATGGTGGACCACATGGAGAAGGTCTGGGACTTTACTGGCCTAGACGATCACTACTCCTACCTGTGGGTGAACAGCGAGAAGGAGGAGATGCGGTCGGCTGAGAAATTGGCTGATCGTAAAATCCGAACATTCGTTGCGAGCTCTAAGGAGATGGTTTACCTATCTCGCCGGCTCTTCGGTAAAGGCTACGAGGCTTGGATCGATTCGCATCGACAGCTTAACCACGGCATTGGATTTAACAAGTTCGATGGCGGTTGGGATTTGCTTGCTCGAAAGCTGATGAAGCATCCATATAGTTTCGGAGCTGACGTTGACGGCAGAGATGGTAGTCTCTCGCTTGATGACATCACATTCTATTCTAACCTCGAATGGTTGTACCTCCCCGCAGAGGATCAGACCCCGGCCAATCGGCGAAGGTTTAATACGATCTTAAAAAGTCGTTGCTTTTCCTTCGTGGTTGACCCAGATGGTTTTGTGTGGTATGTACCCGGGGGTAATAAGTCTGGCGACCCTAAGACAATTGAGCTGAATACGTGGAAGACCCGAGAGGAGTTCTACTACGCTTGGATCAAGTTGGTCGGAACCGATAGAGAAGAATTTCGTAAGAACGTGGAGTTTGACATCACGGGCGACGATGTTTGGTTCTCGGTTTCCGGTAAGCATGTTGACAAATTCAACTACACCACAGTGTCAGAGGTGATTCGCAATGACTTCAATGTAGTCTGGTCAACGGACTGCCCTTTCCCCCGCCATGCACAGTACGTTCCCTATCTCTCAAATTACAGCGTGGTACGCGCTGGTTTGTGGGTTCCTATGCCCGTTGCAAACAAGACCATGAACGGATGGTTGAAAGCGACGAAGCTGGACTCGCCAGCTATGTCACTAGTGCGCTCTTGGGCGGCTTATCGTGAGCTGTTCTGGAACGAACACTGGAGGCATCAGATTCGGCTCCATATTGAGAGACTGGTAAAGAAGTACGGACTGCTGTTGAAGGATGATCCCGAGTGGCAACTTGCTATGTCTTGTTCGACTACGGAAAGAGAGGTGGAACATTTGTGGGGTGTCGACCGACAAGTGAACGGCCCCATAAAAAGCCACTAGCGCGAGTACGATGGTTACGCAAGCTGCAAGCAAGGCAAAGCAAGAGAAAGCTGCCAAGAAGGAAGCTAAGAAGGAAGTCAAAAAGGAGGTGGCCAAGGTTGCGCAAGTAGCCAAGGCTAAGCCGAAGAAGAAGAAGGTGAGGGCCGTGAAAGAATCGGCGTCGAAACCTGTGGTGAGTACAACTGCGGCTCCGGCTGCGTTTGGTCGCAAGGAGCGGAATTACTTTAATGTGAAACCACTCCCTGGTGCTAAGACTGGTGTCCGGATCCGGGGGTGTGAATTCCTGGATTCGGTGACAACTAGTACCACTCAAGTTGTTGGTGACGTGCTCTTCAATGGGCCCATCAATCCGCTTGCCTTTGTTGGCACGCGACTCGCCGTTATGGCAACGACGTTTGAAAAGTACCGGTTTAATCGGTTCAAGGTGATCGCTGTTCCCTTCGTTGGGACGAGCGTCACTGGCGGTTATGGCTTGGCGTACGACCGTGATCCGAGCGACTCTACCCCAACGGGTGGGTTGCAGGCGATCCGGGCGTTCAATGCCATGCCGAACACCGTGGAGGGGTCTTTGTGGGAAAGTCTTTCAATAGACTGCCCGATTATGGACCCAACTACCGATTACTTCACTAACGCGATATCTTCGAGCGACGAAAGGCTGGTTGATCAAGGTCAGCTTTACATGTTCTGCACGACAGCTATCACGACGGCTGTCAATTTCAACTTGCTCATCGAGTACGATCTCTCTATGTGGATTCCTGAGTTGAGCCCGACATTGGCTTCTGCTAAATATGGGTCGCAGACCACTGGTACCGCGACTAACTGGCAGCAGTACAATATGTTCCAATGCATGTCATCGGCAAACCCTTTGGCGGGGTGGACAGTTGCATCTCCCTTGGGTGATACCGGTCGTTTACCGATCGAAGTCGCACCAATAGATCCTGTCGCAAACCCAGCCGGGACCAACTATGGTTTAAAGTTGCCTGGTGGCTTGTGGAGTGTGGGCCAAATTATGGAAGCGGTTGGAACATGGACCGCAGGGTTTAATCCCTCCATTCCCAGTTTTATAGCCGTGGATCCGCGAGAAGCAGCGGATTTTGCAAACACGGCTCTCAATGTCTTCACTTCTGCAGCTACAGGAGCTGGCGTTCAACAAGTGGTTACGGCGATTCATGAGTTGTTAATTCCGCCTAGCGGCGGTTGGCTTATGGGTCGTTGGACGGGTACTCAACCCACCGCTTTGACCGCTGGAAGCGTGCTGATGAATTTGCTTGTAGCTCCTTCTCGCATGAGCCCGACGCTTTCATTAGCGTTGGTGCACGTTGGGAAGTGGAAGCGAAACGCACTTACGCAGCATCGCAAGGATGAAGATGAGAAAGCTAAGAGAGAGCAGGAAAGACAAGTGCGTTTGTTAGAGGCCAAAGCGCCGGAGGTCGCCCCGCCCGTTAACTCGGTGCAGCAGGGTTACCAAACCGGCCCTGGATTGCAGCTGGCGCCGACTGGCACCGTTAATTCGGTGCAAACGTTGGCAAATTTGCCGCAGCCCCAATATTCGCCGCAGAACATCTCCTCTCCTTCTATGCCTACTTTTAGGCAGTAAGGACGTCCTCTATATACCGGACTCCCTTTGGGTGGAAAGGCATGAAGTGCCCCTTAAAGAGATTGTCAACTACGGTTCGGCTAGGTCTCGCCTGAAAACCCGGTAATAAGACGTTAATCCAGGAAGTTTGCACGGGTTCTTCCTGGAGC